TCTGTTATATGAACATTACCTTCTACATGGAGGGTTTTAGACGGATTATCCGTTCCGATCCCCACACTCCCTTCGAAGGATTGTAAACTTGTCGTGACCATTATAATAGGTCAAGGAAATTAATATCCCCATTTGAGCTTTATAGGGCTGACACCTGGATGGGTTCTTGAAAAGAACTCTTTCCTCCCATGATTACTATGACCTATGAGACTTTTATGACTTCTATCTATATACATATAGTCTCGTAAATCTTTATAGTATACTCGAGCACCTTTGGCGATAATGTCTTCATGTTTCATGTCAATGTGGTTATCCATTGGTAGGAAATGTTTTTTGTACTTTCTCATATTGTCGACGTTTATAAGATAACATTTTGTACTTGATATCCAATCAACTTTTTCTAGAGTTCCTTCAACTTTGTTAGGAAGTCTCGACAGACAGTGAAAAAAACACATTTCGAAGTTAGGACCCTTTTCGTCTATGACATTTTGGATCTCCTCATATAGTTGTGTTGACTTTATTACAACGTTATCTTCGAAAATCACAGCGTACCTGAGACCTTGTTTAAAACACCTGTTGTAAAATTCCATGTGACCCATAAAGCAACCAATGGCACCTAAATTAAAGTAAGTTATATCTGGTCTTCGTATATGGGGATTGTAATGCATTTCCATAGCCTTCTCGAAATACTCAGGTTCAATTAATCCCTCATATTCACGAGCAACCTTAACCTTCCTCGTATCAGGTCCATATATAATTTCGAGGGGTAAATCATTCTTATGACTTTGGATGAAACGTTCATGCCTCTTTTTTTCACTCTTTAGAGTTAGTAGGAAACACCTGTAATCATAATGTGAACGTTTCGATGCCACCCCACCACCTTTATGTACCAAAATGATAAGAACTAAAACAAATAATATCACAAATAGTATCATACCTACTTAAAAATTAGAAAATAAATAGAGGTATGGATACGGACACCTTCGTAAACTGGATTGGTCTGGTGAGCGCTATACTTATATCGGTCATGTTTATCCCCCAGGTAGTACATGTTCACAAGACTAAGGATACCCACGCTATCAATTATACTTTCCTTGGAATAAATGTCGTAGCGAGTATTTTGGGTTTGGTGTACTCTATACATTTCAATGTAGTTCCCATGATCGTCGCGAATACGTCTGCTGGTCTTTTTTCCGTCTCTTTGGCTGGTATGAAGTTTGTAAATGGACTTAAAGAGGAAACACCTGAATATGATATATCCACTCCCGACGTGTAGTCGGTCGAGTGCCCACCGCTCCTATGGTGTAGTTGGTTAGCACTGTGGTCTTTGAAACCACCAACAGAAGTTCGAATCTTCTTGGGAGCTGTTTGGGTGGAGGGAAGGGCCGGTGTCCCACGTAAAGGGCAAACACCCATTTGGAATGGGGGCATCGGCATTGCACCAACCTAACCTGAAATCCTAACCAGTGAATAAACGTTGATGGAGCCGACGGGGTGAGGAACCTTAACCGGACTCACCTCGGGGAGCCCTCTCTGTCGCGTTGTATTCATAGTGCCGTATATTAATAGCACCCCCTTTCTTAGCTCAGTTGGTAGAGCAGTGGACTGTAGTTCCATGGGTCACCTGTTCGAATCAGGTAGAAAGGAACAGTCTTCCATAGCTCAGTTGGTAGAGCGTGCGACTGTTAATCGCAAGGTCATCGGTTCGACCCCGGTTGGAAGAGTTTTTAGATAGTTGTCCACTATGTAAAATCTCTCAGTTTAGTATATGACATATGTTCCAAAGAAGATGAACCCAGCGTGGCGCTGGATGCGTTCAAACATCGTGAACCTTTCATTCACTGCCAATAAAGTCGTGGTCATCCGTGATTGGCGACTGGCTGCGTTAAATATATTCTTCAGTGTGGCTATTGTGGGGTGGGTTATATTTTCGTTATTTTTGGGTAAGACCTATATCGTCACCGAGGTACCAACGGGGGTCGCGAGTGCTTGGGGCCTCGCTTCGACCGACTATACTTCTACACAGACGGCTATATACAACGGTGGTGCGTCATTTTGTGATAGTCTCACCAACTATAAGTTCAAATATTCGGATGACTGGATCTACGAAACTCCGGTGTGTGCGTATTATTCGGGTGCGGAATTGATTTCAAAGCTCCCTTCAGGAAATGTTATGTTTTTTACCACACATATTCATCAAACAATCATACAGCGATATATGAAAAATGCAGGCAGTTGTACAAGATATCCATGGCTTTTTGATACAGGTACCGAGGTTATGGGGAGGTGTGAGCATTCTATATCCAAAAACTTTTTGGCCTCGGGTATAGAGGATAGTTATTTCGCGTTTAATCACTATTTCGATTCTTCGGTCGAGTCTGGTGCAAAACCTATTACATATATTAGGAGAGAGGGTTCTGAAGAAAATCTATACATTTTTGAAAAGGGTGAAAGTATTCGTTTAAAAGTTTCTGAATGGTTAGACATTGCTGAAATTAAACTTGACAAACCATTCAATGAACAAAAAGGTGATTGGGACATCATAGGTTTTGAGGGTGCCGGTGAAGATTCACAAAACTACCCCTACGTTCGGACAAGTGGGGTACGCTTGAACATTAAAGTCAAGTACCACAACTTTCATTTGGATAAAGAATTCAAAGTGAAAATTGGTAATGATGATGTATACGCTGTCATAACGGTGTCTCCTAAGATTGGGTGGTTCTCTAAGGGTGATGAAATATTATACAGTCAAGATTTTTACACAACAGATAGCTTTGAAACGAATAACCCAGTCATATTAAACACTGGTCAACCAAATGGCATCTACTACGATTTTTACAGGTATGGTATACTTTTTGATATACAACAGACTGGTTTAGTTGGGGAAGTCGATTATGTGTTTATTCTCATTCAATTGACTTCGGGTGTTGTTATGCTAGGGATTGCTACCACATTGGTGAGCTTCATTGCTAAATTTGCTCTGGGCAATAAATCTGAAATCTACCGGGGTGTGATACAGGAAGAATACGAAGTTGGGAGGGAAGCTGCTCGCTATGCCGCTCAGGCGTGTGTAGCGACGAAGAGTTTCAAAGACGCCGATGAGGATGGTAAGGGGGACCTAGACTTCGATGAGTTGAGGGCTCTCATAAAGGAATCTTTCTCTAAGAATTATTTGGATGAGGGTAATGATACACATTTTACCGAAGATGAAATAACCGGGATGGCGTACTACCTCATGAGGGCGGCAGATGATCACCTGAATGACAGAATATTGGATAAGCGTGAGAAGACTCCCGATGAATTGAGGCACTCTAAGATTTCCCTCCATGAGTGGCAAGAGTTGTCGACGAATGGTGTTTTCAAATTTAAGAATCTGAAGGCTACCTCCACGGAGCATATAAAAAATACTGGTTGGAAAAAGGATAGCCTTAAGCAGAGAAAGAGTGTAATGAACTTAAAAAAACTCAACGAGGTGTAATTAAGATGCTTCTTCTCAAACCATTTATGTACATTAGGAATAGAATGGGGGTAAAAATGAGTGCATTCACGGAGCACCCCCCACCCCCCACTAAAATTAAAAAAGATAGGGAGTTTGGAAGTTACTGTGTCAAGGTGACGGTTGAATCAATTGATACGAATGGTTCTATAGACAAGACTTTCATCGGATACAGTGAGAATATGAATATCACGATGAAAACTGAGTTTGCGTGTGAACGATTTAAAACACATGGTCATACTTGTGGCGAACCCATGATGACCATAAGGGGTGGAAAATGTGATGAAGTTATCATGATGAAGGATAAGTTTGGATCAATTACTCGGGTTCAGTAGGTGGGGGAACCACGTTTACGGGTGGCGCTTCGAGAATCTCAACTGTGTATTTATTCTTAGACTCGTTGGGTGCGGGTGTTAAAACAACTACCCGACACAACTTTGTTGTAACCATCAAATTATAGGGATAAACTACGGGTTTGCATAGAAGTGAATACATCTAAAGATAATATATGTTTTAAAATAAATGGACCTCAAAGAACTCAGGAAATATTGGGAGTGTATACGGGGTGAATATGACACCCTCCCGGGTGATATTTTTATAAGTGAGGAACCCCGACCAACTGGTGTGTGGGAGGGTTCGGATAGTATAAATGAGGTTATAACTAATTATGGAAATGGTGATTATGGTTGGTTAAAGGGTGGTCAGGACCACGTTCAAGATTCATGGATAAGTTGGCCATTAATTTGGGAGGGTAATCCTGTAATTGGAAATTGTGTTATGTGTCCAAAAACGTCTGAACTACTTTCAAAGATCAAGGGTGGAATCCACATCGCCGGGTTTTCCTTAATGAAAGGTGGCGTAAAATTGAACAAACATGTTGACCACGTTGGTAAAAATTATAAATTTACCTATCATCTGGGTCTAAAATGTCCAAGTGGGTGTACACTATACCACGATACACTTGGGAATGTTAGTGAAGAAGATGGAAAACATATCGTATTTAGTGCAACTGTTCCACATTGGGCTGAAAACACTTCAAATGAAGATCGCGTTATCCTATATATGGAAAGTTACGCCAACCCTTCAGCATGATATCACTCTCTTCACACCATGGGTATGGTTCTTCTCCAATATAATTTATAGCCCTCACCCCAGACTCTAAACATTCATCGCATATAGCCTTATTGTCGTCTATAATGAGACCAATATTTAGGGCTCGACAGATGTCAACTTTCCTAATTTCTTCGGGTGTATAACTGTTTGTGAGTATGACATCATCGAAAATTCCTGGAAAGTAGGTATGTATCCATTCTTCAGTTTCACCCCTCACGATGTTCTGTCTCCCTGTAACGACATACAATTTGGAAGATTGAGAACGAATCCAATTCATAGCACGTTGGGAACCTGTTATTGGTTTGAGATTACGAAAGGCGTCAGATTTGTAAAACTCTTTGACAAACTCCTGAGATTCCTCTTCAGTTATATCGAAAATTTCGCGGTACACGTAGTTGTATTTGAGTTTCTTTGGTTTTCCAAGTCTTCTAGAACGAGCCATTGGATATAGAAAATTGACTAAAACTTCATCGACATCAATTGCGATACGAGCCATTTATGTATTACAACATTATTCATAATCTCTAATTACCACACCAACGGGGAATCTCGGTACATCCAGGTCAGTTAGGTTTTGAAATCTAACGGTAAGCATTTTACCCATGTACTTCTTCCTGTCCCTGTAGTGTTCCTCTCTCTGTTTAATCGTGCCTTCGGGTCTGACATTAAACTCTCGACCATTGGTCAATTTACACACCCAAACGACGGCATCGGCATCCCTCCCATGCCCCGTCTTGGCCCCGACAATTTCGTATTCCTCCGTCTGAAATTTCTTGAACTTGAGGAGGTAGTTGCTCCTCTTTCCAACTTCGTAGATGCTGGAAGCCTCCCGAATCATGATACCCTCGTAGCCCTGATCAACAAAGTGATCGTGCCACTTTTCCACATCAGACTTCTTCTTGAGGAGTTTGGTTTCGACGCTGACACAATCCATCCTCTCCTCGAATGTGAGTTCGGGACGTTCAAGATCGAAGTAATCGAATATGTAAAAGTTCAACTTGGTGGGGTTGGTCTTGAACATGCTTGTGATTTCCTCAAATGTCATGTTAGGTGCATAGCATTCTCCATCTAAGAACTCTCCCTCCCTTAAACCGTCTCGGAGATGATCGAGACCCTCAACGGGTTTACCAGTTCGAGAAAAGCATCCATCTTTGGAAACAATGAGGCGAACCCCATCCAGTTTGGGTTGAACGTAGAAGGGGGTGGAGATGTACTTGTGGCGTTCCTCCCATTTATTGGCCAACATGGGCATCACCTGGACACCTTTTAGGTGCTCATTGTTCCACATGGTCCGAGCACGGGCGCGTGCCTTTTCGTAACCAGTCTTGACGTTGGTTCTAGAAACTGCAACCTTTTCAGTTCCCACCATACCGGTGCTCTTTACGATGTCAGCGGTTCCATCTCCCAGGTCCTCAACGTGAATGTCGGTGAATCTCTCACGACCGTTTTTGTCTTTTCTGATAAGTCGTTCCATTGTAGTCATATTTAATTTCTCAACTTTAATTAGATGTCCGAAATACCGGTTGTAAATTATGGTAGAATGGAACGACTTAGGCCTCCAGAATTCACATCGGTCCCTATGAATGTGAATACATTTTGTATAGTTTTTATAGTTTTATGTGGTTTGGGTCTATATAAGCGTTCCGTCAACATTAGTCAACGCGATCGACAATCTTATATTTGAGACACTTACTGGGGGTGAGGTACAGATCCTTCCTCATTAGACGCTTAAACTTCTTTTCGGGGATTTCAGTCTTGGAGAGGTACATCTTCTTGATTCTCTTCATAAACTTTTCAGACGACTTGAGTTCATGTTTGAGTTCTTGGAAGTTACCCCAAAATTCTGTGGAAATCTGGTGAATGAGGATATAGGCATCCTTACCCATTCGTTTTTCAGAGCCACCGAGTAGGACAAATGTTGCCGCACTACAGCACGATCCCTGTGCGATAGTGATGACCTTTACACGGGAACTTTCCAAAACATTCATCATGTTGAATCCCGAAAAGATGTCACCACCCTCACTCATGATGTGGACGCGGATCTCCGGTTCGTATCCGATAAGTTCAGCTTTTTTTTTGAGAAGTTCTATTTCAAGTTTCTTGAAGTTCTCAACAAACTCCATAGCATTATCTCGGTCGATAGTTCCATAAAAGAGAAGCTCGTTTCCCACAACTCGCACACATTCTTCGACTTCAGTCTCTGTATCATCCTCGTTCGTATGCATTCTTCAAGGCTTTCTTTATTCTTGTCACGTCTCTTGATTTTAAGCCATTTCCGACTGCAAGGTGATTCATAACATCGAAATCTTGGGGGGTGATTTTGTACTTAAGGAGGGGCTCTATGTTTCCCTTCTCGGCGTACAACTTTAATAAACACAATTCTTCAATTCCCAATCCATTTGATGATTTTTTATAAATTTCATTGACTTTCTGTTTTCGCATCTTATAGTTTCCGTGTTTGGTCCAACAACTCCCTGGTCTAATCTTTTCCCTTTTAAGCGGGTCACCTAGAAAGGTTTTGGGTATCGTTAGGGCGTGGAGAACAAAGTAGGGCATGAGATTCCAGTTTCCAGAGGAGTAAATGTGACTATCAAAATAATCTGCATTTGAAAAGGAATGGGATGTAGCTACAGTGTCTACACCCACTGAATTTAGGTAATTTTCTTGGAATATATCCCACATGTGACCATGTTCACTTATACTGTCATATATTTCAATCGGTTTGGGATCACATAGTATATCAGTTATAAATTCTTTTGGTGTCTGGAATATATCCATTTCATCATAGTCATCTAAATAGGTGAAGAAGTTTCTAATATTTCCTTGTGAACGTACGGCTGCATTGTATGCTTTGGTATCCGAACTATCTGTCAATCTCAACAAAGTTTCGGGTTTGTGTTTTGGAATAAATATAGTCTCGAAGTTTGGGTACATACACATATTTGTTGTCGTTACTATGAGAGATCCGCGTGTAATTGGGACGCCATCCGAAACCTGTTCTATTATTGGTTTAAATATGGGATCGTAATCCTCTATAAATACATTCTTTGTGGTTGATTTAATAAACGGTAAAAAATAACATTTACTTTTCAGATGGTGATTCTGTAGTTCAACATGTAATGTATCTTTCAGGGCTTCCCTAAGAATGTAGGATTTTCCAACTCCAGAGGATCCACATATAAATATATGTTTACCTTCATCTATATACCTACGAACGAGAGCAATTTGTTTATCATGAATTGTCACTAGGGGTGTGGTATTGTCTTCGACTTTTTTTTGTGGAATTATTTTAATGAAAGAGTCCATCGATGATCTTACTAATCAGGCAATAGATTTGGTGCTCGAGAATGACGCACTACATAAACGTATCGTAGAACCTTTAAAAAGGAAAATTGTACCATATGTTGCTTGTAGTTTGTTGACCAATTTGATCATGGTTATTACTCTGATCTACCTTGCTCGACGTCTGTCTCGTCTTCAGGTTCCCCCTCTGTAGATTCTTCCTCTTCCTCATCCCCCTCACCTAGGGAGGGGCCGAAGAATCCTGTGGGTGGTGGTTCATCCCTTTTCGATAAGAATTTACCTATCTTCTCAAGAGGTGTCCCCGCGGTCATCGCCTCAATGGGGTCTATCGTTCTCGGTAAAGTGAGTAGTGGAATTGAACGCACATTGAGAATCTCTGGTTTGGTAAATACACTGTCTAGGGGATACTCGTCTTCAAATTGCTTCAATACAGACTTGGGCACCGAGGGTGATTGTTCCAAAAGACGGTCGTACTCCGTTTTACATTCACCGACGAAATCTAAACCCTCCTTGCTGCGCTCGCCCCTGTCCAGAGCCAGCATAAGACGAATATTTCTGGAAAGCATACCGAAAGCCAACGCAGCTGTTCGATGGTTTTCCATGAGTTCGTTAATCTTGAGGAATTGGGATATAGTCGCTATGAGCCCCGCGGTTAGGTTTAAACCACCAATTAATGAGGGAGCAAACGACTGTACATTCTCTGGGAAGGTACCCTGGGCGAAGTTCGCAGTCCCGGTTATAGTAGATAGTATAATAACTGGTAAAGTGAATCGAATACTAGAACGTCTGTATATGAAAAATGCACGGTGGTGCATATACCTGTAGCATGCAGAGGCTTCACCCCATTGTTTGAGTATATTTTCGTGACCGTCTGTCCATGATAGACGCATATCTTCGCGGGAAATCTTTTTTTCTTCCGTCATTATATAATAGATGAATATAATTTTCCTGATTCATTTAATTTTTCTGATAGGTATACTTGTTGTTCCATTTACAAATAATCGCAGAAACCTTGAATTTTATTCCATTCTAATTCCCTTCATATTTTATCACTGGTCAATTAATGATGATACATGTGCACTGACACAGGCGGAAATGTACTTTTCGGGTAAAGAAAAAGAGGAAACTTTCATGGGTAGGGTTGTTGGACCTATTTATAAAATGAGTGATGACGATGTAGGTAAACTCACCAAAACCCTATTCTTTGTGTTATGGGCTATTGTTCAATATCGTTTAGGACACTTCAAAGGGTTTACCCGAGACCTAAGTGAACTAAAGAAATCATTTACTTAACGATAAAATGGATATCAAACTCCATAATGAAATCAATCGTCTCGTGAAAACACGGGATAATTATCGTCATACGTATATTCAAGAATTGAAATTGATAGAAGAAAAATTTGAATCAACTGGTTGTCATATAAAAAAGGATATTCTAGAAAAACAACGAAACATTTATCAAAAGCGCTCAAGTTCCATGGAAAGTACAGTAAAAATGTTAAATAAAAAGATTGAATCAATCGAACGAGTCTTGAGGAGTATTGAAAAAGATAAGGAAAATTTTAAATTCAATATCGAAAAACTCAGGACTGGTATTGTAAATAAGGATACCGGTGAAATTTTCGATATGTTTTCGAGTGTTGTGAATACACTTGAAATTCTTAACCACGGGAGAAACGAAATCGATCAAAAAAGTGAACACTCGTCTTAAAATTGTAATACATAAGCATACAGTACGCATCAGCTATATCATGCTTTCTCTCATATGGAATCGTATCCAAATCTATATACTTTCCCATCTTCACAAGAACACGTTCCTTTCTCTCATCGTAATTTAGATGACCCATCCCAAAGTGTGCATGTATTGTCAGGGGTGAAATCAACAAAACCTTATCCTTGAACATATAGTTGAGTAGAATCTCAATATTCGTAAAGCCTTGGGGTGGCTGTCTCTCTATGAGGATCCGCTCAGCCTTGTCGAACACCTCTCTGTGGTCATCCACAAATAAAGGAACCAAGTCAACAAAGTCATTACTGTAAATGTATTTGTAGTCTTCCAAACTCACCTTTTTCATGTACTCAACTTCTATCACCGGTCCATTCCCACACTCAGCGAGGACGAGACCCATATTATGGAATCCTATATCTATGGCCAGGACCTTCATGTCTTTATGTCAAAGATTTTCTTTAATAATAGTATATGAAGAATAAGACTAAGATTCAAACACTGTGGGTGGCTCTCGTCGTACTCATCGCCGCTGTAGCATACTTATGGAAGAATCCCCGAGTCGTCACGAAACGGGTTTCGAATCCAGCCCCACCCCCACCAATGTTCCGGGTCCCCCCTAGACAGACATTCGAACAAAGGCGTGAACCGGAGTTCAGGGGTCCCCCAATCAAGGAATACAAACCTGGACGCATGCAGCAGATGGGATTACTCACCGGACCAGGTGACGAGACCCTCCCCCTCTACGGCAAGGAGGTTCGTGGTCGCCGTGATAGGTACCACTACTACACGACCACGGGTGGTGAAAACCTGTACCCAGTCCCAGTGAGTCACAATACTAGGGACTGTATGGATGACATTGGATGCCAGGAGCTCTATGGAAATGAATCAGTCTCAGTGACTGGTAAGACTGGTTCATTTGGGGTTAATATGTACAGAACTGACAACTTTTTCTAATCTATCAAGTCTCGGTTTTTCTCGATTTATAAACACTAAGACTTCGATTGGGTCTCTCGACAACTCAACAGAACCATGTGTATTTAATGGGTGCACATATTGAACACGAATCAAATCTACTATAACCTGTTTTTGACCCGAAGCCTGACTATAGTGAACAGCCAACGCAGCCGCATCCTTCTTAGTTTCTTTTGGTAAAAAATCTCCATCATAAGAAACTACGACATGTGAACCCGGCCACCCCTTGACATGAAGCCACCAATTCGCCGCATGACTCGACTCAGTGAGTTCATAATTCTCCTTGGCATTTGTACCAACTCTAATAGTAATTCCATCCAGGGATTCATACGTCTTCATATTTATTTATTGAATTTTTTCTTTATACTACTCGGTGGTTCCTTCATACACTAACGCGACCCCCGCACCAGGTGCCGATGGACCTATTGTGCAGGTGGGGGTGCTGGTCCACGCGCAGCTCCTTCGGGTGGTACCAAATTAATTTCAAATCTGGGTTTAGGTAATCCATCTCTTTTAGATAGTAATAGAAGTACGAGAAAAAATCCAACAGGTCCCATTTCTATGGGACTGTATACTGTAAAGTTTTGCCAAGTGTTACACAAAGCATGTCCTCCAGCTATTGCACTCTCCACGATAGAAGGATTGGTTTTCTCCTCCTCAATTTCAATTTCATCACAATAGGCTTTTTTCCATTGAAGTTCTCCATCATCGGTTAATCTAAATCCAGTAAGAACTAGCTTTGTACTTTCATCATCGGTACTAATTTTTCCACTATATATGTCATCAGCCAATTTTTTTGTTAAATCTTCACCCTTTTCGTTTGTAAAGGCTACAATTTTACCATCCTTTTCTCTCATACGATAAAGACAGTCTAAAGTTCCATCTAAAACACATTTACCATCTTTCCATATGTTCGCGCCCTTATCCAGACCTCCAACGTTTACATCATATAGATACCCTAACCGAAATTCCGTCGGTGCTGGATCTGGAACATAGGTGCGACTAATATACCCCTCAGTTTTGTTCGGTTTATTTTTGTAAACCGACCCTTTCTCAGTTACCAAAATCACTGGTGTGTCGTCTTTTTCCTGAGCTTCTTTTGTTGTAGACGTCTTATCTAAAACTTTATTAATTTGGTCACGTACACTCACACGCCCACGTGCAGCTGTAATCACAGAAGTTGTGAGACTGGCAGAAATACAGCTCACACTGAGAAGTCCTACACCCGCGAACATTGACATCATATTTTTTTAATATATATAAACATAATAAAATGCATGTCATCCTAAGACCCAGTCCCTCGGTCACCCACCGGTACAGAGTAACTTTGCCTTGTAAAAGAACGATAGATTTTGGGAAAAATGGGGTTGACTACTATGTGGATCATGGAAATCCCCGCATAATGAGGGCACAACTTCTTAGAAAGGGGGCGATCCTACCCAAGGAGGTGCGAATTGAGAGGGATCCCTATGAAATTCACAGAGGTATGTTGAAAGTTAAGGAAAGTACTATGGAAGATTGGGATACCTACCTTTCTCAAGATTTTTGGGAGCGTTGGTTACTCATGTCATACCCAGATATGCATAAATCCAAGCTTTGGATGGCGACACAGGAGGGTGTACTCTTCATGCCTGTTCCCGAAGATTTCTGGTTCTGCTCTAATTCCCGGTAGACCCAAAGCCAGCCTCACCCCGGAGAGTTTCTTGGAGGAGACCAATCTCCTCGATGGGTGGGGTCTCACACCTCTCTAGGACCAACTGTGCGACGCGGTCACCCTTCTTCACTTCAAAATCGGCATCCCCCATATTGAAGATGACAACGGAAATTTCACCGGTATAGTCTGGATCGATGACACCGGCGCCAATTTGAATGCCATGTTTTACAGCCAACCCAGACCTTGGAGCAACCCGACCATATACCCCCGGGGGGAGTGATACCGCGATGCCCGTGGAGATGAGCCCTCTTTTGCCCTTTGCGATAACCCCATCACAATTGCTATAGAGATCATAGCCGACAGCACCATCAGAACCTCGAGTAGGTAGAATAGAATCATATCCAAGTTTTTTGACCCCGAGGGACATTATACATCCTTAAGGCGTTTATTCTTTAAGGCACGATAGGTCAACGCACATATTCCACAACTGAAAATATTGAAAAAGAGTTGACAGGTCATTACATGTATTCTCACATATAGATTTTTATCATCATATAAGAACCATACAACTAAAGACATCAAACTTTCATACCAAACACGGAAGAATACATTTGTAAATAAATATATTTCCCGAATGGTTTGATTTCTTGGAAATATGTGTTTGAGTACCAACATAGATGTATCAATTTCGACCAGCCCCAGATATGCGGTAAGGTAGGCTTCTTCGGGGGCATACAGAGGTCTTATGGCGTAAATTAAAGCCATGATATGGTGTAGTATAATCAGTTTACGAAACGACTGTATAATCTCGGGTTGTAAATAAATCCATACAAGTTCGTAGGACATATAAAATGTTAAGGCGTGGGTGAGAAACATTGGATACACCACGTAGCCTAAAAATATCTCTGAAACACATAGAGTTGAAAATGGTATCAGAAAACAAGCGGATGTAATATTGTGGACATCCATTCTATATAAGTTTTGAACATTTTTAAATATGGATTTTTTCATATTTAAAAATGCACTCAAAGGGTTTCGAACCCCTGACCTCAAGCTTACTAAGCTTGCGCTCTACCACTGAGCTATGAGTGCGATATGCTGAGAGTGGGGTTCGAACCCACGCGACTTACGCCAGATGTTCTTAAGACACCCCCCTTAGACCACTCGGGCATCTCAGCTTCCCTCCCTCCCACTGAGTAGTATACTCCTTAAATCTTTAAGCACTTCGGTGTGTGTTCATATGACGCCCTTTTCTCGAGTGTAGCCAAATCTTTCTTAACCTTCTTCTCGAGACCGGAGCACCCATGTTTCTCTAGATGAAGACAGCGGGGGCAAAAACTTCCACTACAGTGCTTACAGTCTATGGGCACTCCACATTTCTTCTTACACAGTTGACAGGGCATATACTATAACTGGGATAAAGATTTTAAGTATATTACAGCTAGTATATGTTGACTCTTGCTATCGCGAAACCCACCCGCCTACCTATCACGAACCGTTCTCTCCCCGAATATGAGAAACTCAAGACCAGTCTAAAGAACTCTACGGCTGGTTATGGTGCGGCTTTATCTACGTCATACTTTATTACACAGGGAGCGGATGTTGGGGTTTCCGCAACCCTTGGTGCTGTGGCGTCCTACACCTATATGAACCTTCTGTCAGATCATGTAGACAACATAGAGAGGTCGACATTTCAGAAGCAGATGTTTGTGCCAGTGAGCACCGCTGCCTTTGAAATGGCGTGGAATAATGCACCATTTGCGTTTGATTTTGATTATGGAGCTACATTCGTAGGATTTTTGGCCTACAAGTTTGCCCTAACTTCTGTTTTATACGAGGTAATCCGAGATATGATTATTCGAGATAGTGATGTTAAATATTAAAAATTTTATAGCTAATTACTTCATCTCCCCAAACTGCAGAAAGTTGTCGATCTTGCGTCCGATGCTCTTGCCAATGCCAGCGACTTTGGTGGGACCCTTGGCAAGTTCCTCACCTGAGGTTACCTCAAAGTCGAGGTTCTTGATAGCTTGGGCAGCCTTCTTGTAGGCAGCCTTCTTGTGAACGTCCGACTCTCGGGTAGCCACCTCACCGAGGGCATCGAAGATGCACTCATTGGTCGTAGGAGGCTTCTTCTTGAGTTCCTCGAGTCTTGAAATCAATCCAGTCTCGAGAAACTCATCAATCTTCTTGGCGATGCTCTTGCCGATGCCAGCGACCTTGGTCTCTCCCTTGGCGAGAGACTCACCATCCACGATGGTGTAGGGGATGTTGTCGACAGCCTCGGCAGCCTTCCAGTACGCCTTGCTCTTGAAGTCATCCTTCTCAAGGTCAGAGAGTTTCCGGAGGACATTGACGATCGCGGCGTTCCGAGAGATGTGGAAGTCATCCTCATCGTCGGATTCCTCGTCGGATTCCTCGTCTTCGGTGCTCACAACAGACTCCTCGTCATCGGTGCTCACAACAGACTCCTCGTCAGACTCGTAGTCCTCATCCAACTCCTCCTCAAGGTCCTCGATCACCGCCTTTAGGCGGAAAATCTCAATCCTGTAGTCAGCGGCGTCATCATTGAGTTCGTCGCGAACCGCGCGGAGGAGCTTGTTCTCGTTCTCGAGCTTGGCAATGTAGGCGGAAATTGTAGTAGCGTTCATGGTGTTTCGAAAGTGAATGTTTTTACATTGAGGTGGACCCACTTAGGTGTTCAAAATAAAAATGTTTATAATATAACATACAAAATGGGGATCGATATATCAGGAATAAGTTTTAGAGGTCGAAGAAGACTTGAAAGAGAAATGATGAATAACACTCCGGGAGTAGCTGTGAAGAACAACCGTTCAAACAGGCAAAAATATCTCAACTCACTTCCAAAGAATAATGGTGGAAATAATATTGGGATAAAAACGCTTAATAACCATCTCAGAAATATGATGAGAGGGAGAACATGTGAAAGTTTCAATGAATATGGATACTCTCGTGGAAGGTATCCTTGTGGAATAAATAACGCAACTCAGGCTCAGCGGAATCGTGCAAGAAACCTAGTAATTAGAAACGCGTATGCGAAGGTGAAGGCAAATTCAGCGGCGAAGGCGAATGCGGAGGCAAAGGCTAAGGCAAATGCAGTGGCAAAGGCGAAGGCTAACAAGAATGCCGCGGCGAAAGCTGCAAAGAAAGATGCAAAGGAAGCTAAAGCGCGGAAGGAGAAAAAGCTGGTAGCGAGAAGAAAAGCGAATGCAAATAAACGCGCAAAGGGGATGCAATTTTAAATAAAAACAAAATATAAATGTTAACTGTACTTAGACCACCTACACCTCCACCCACCAAAAAGGTAAATCCAATCAAAAAGTTCATCATGAAAGTTTTCAAAATCAAGGAGATTGATTATGAAAAGTTCCGCAAGGAGGATAAATGGGCGATTAAAATTAAAGGTGAACCACCTCGAGAGTAAAGTTTTTATCGAATTTGCCTAGACGAATCTTCCCATCGTCTACGAGCTTCTTAATTTCCATCCCAGTCTCCAAGTGATCATTCAACTTGTATTCTCCGGGGACATCCGGCATGAATGCCATCAACGTGACCATCTTCTGATTCATCGTGAGTTCTTTGTTTTGAAGCAATTGCTTAATGTATGGGGGGAGACTATCCACGTTCATTACATTCTATGAGGATATTTTCTTTAAACATTAAAATCTTCTAACTTTACTCTCTATATCCTTCGCATACTCCCACTGGCCCGCCGCGCGGATGGCGGCCTGCGTTCGGAATTGCATCTTTGTTAGGGACTTCCCCCTTTTTAGGTTTAAAAGGGCACGATGAACAGTTTCATTCCTGATCGATATCTTTCTTTTTCCTATGGCAAGCGCCTTTTGATCCTCCACGTCTAAAACTGGAACCCTTTTGGATTTTATATTTTCAATTTCCTGCTTC